GTTAATCCCAATCATCCCCGTAACGTGATTGAGCTTGCGGTTGTCCTCGCTGAAGTTCTTTCTAGCTAACCATCTCGCTCCGAAGCCCGCAGCATTCACTTGAGTAGCAGTCACAATGAGACAGTGACGCTCATTAGCTACCTTCTTCATGTACTTCCAGTTGTAGTTGATTTGATCCCTCTGCTCCATCCGTGCATCAACAGGAGCAAAGTTATCCATGTAGTCAATGCAATTGTGAACTAGAAGTCCTTGCACTGTGAAGCGATGAAGGGGTCCGGCATTGAGGACGTCCCACACTCTCTGTTTTTGCATCTGTTTCTGTTTTTCTTCCATCTTGCTTCGATCTGTTCCGGTGTCATCCCATCCTCGAAAAAGTCCGATAGCGTCCCGTCCGCATAAGTCACATACGGATACAGTTGACGAAATCGGTGCATGGCAGGAGTGATGGGGCGACGCGATGTGTGAGAGCAATTTTGCTTTCTTGTTGACAGTCTGAGATTGCCAGGTTCGTAGTGTCCGTCGTTGTCGATGCGATCTATCTCCATCGAACGATCCAATACTCTCTCCCCCCAATTCTCCAATGCCCATAGACAGGCATCCGATACGGAAGGGAATCGAAACTCGATTCCTCTGCCTCCGTAGTATTTCCAAACGGAGCTTTTTGGATTCTGACACCGCTGCCTTGCTCCCTCGAATTTGTCGAAAAGCCACGTTGGAAATCTTTTTGGTTGTAGGCAGGCACGACACCCCTTTGACAATCCTCGTTGAAGATTGCTGTGCATCACCCATTTCTCGGAACCGCATTGAACACATTTCACATAAACGTATTCCTTTTTGTCGTGATAGATTCGACCGTATTTCTTGTACGGAGTTAACCTGATGCGAACTATCGGTGACGAAACTACTGCCAATCCGTACTTCTTTCCCTCTACTTCCGGTTTGAGCAATTCGTAATCCCATTCGTAGGCACGACTCAAGGGTTCTCCATCCTTGTTCCGTGTAGACTTCATGCTCTGGTGTTGCCGTAAGTCCGGCGTATTCGATGACATCCCGTTCCCCCTTACAGATAGGACCGTCGTGATTGACACAGTTAACTCCATCCCATAGTCTATCACTACAAGAAACTTTTTCAATGGGGATCAGTCCATGATCCGTAAGAACGAGGGAGCCTTCAGCGATACAAGTTACATCCGGTAGGAATCCTTCCATCTCCCATTGTTCCAGAGTTGAAGTAATTGCATGTACGTTGATTGACAGGTTCGGGAATGCAGCAAGACAGAAATAGCTTCGCTTGCTCTTTACCCGGAAGTCCATCAGCTTTCGAGCAGCGATGATCGCTCGCTTTCCTCCCAATGGTTTTTCAAATGTCTTCTCCCGATGACTGACTGTTGCTCTGTCATCTCCCTTCACCCACTCGATTGATTCAGGAATGCGGATCGTACATGGCCAGTCCCTTGTCGGAGAACGGCGGGGATGAGCAGCAGCACGAATGTAGAAGCGTTCCTTGACTTGTCGCTCCGTCATATCTCCCACCTGGAAATAAGCGACCTTCTTTCGATTGAGCATTGCTCGATAAGCAATATCCAGCAACCAAAAGCTCTTGCTTGACTTCTGAGGACCACAGAAACAAATAAAGTCATCCCTTGCAAGAGAATACCCGAAAAACCTGTTGAGAGCAGCATCTTCGTACTCGACTAATGGTTGAGTTGTGTTCTCAGCGAATGTGGAGAGGATCGCCTCCTCATCCGTGTAGACATGGATTCCTGCTCCTGCTCCCATCTCCACCCGCGAGAATGTCGTGATTGCTGATTCTGCTTTTTCGAGCTTCCCGTTATCGAGAGCGGTTTGAATGGAGTCCGCTAATCGACGGAGTTTGATCCGATTGAAGAACTCTCCCGCCATGTCGATTGTGTGGAGGGGATTCGTTTCGCTCTCCTGTTCATATTCGTCGGAAAGCGTTGAGAGGAAAGTCTCAATCCGTTTGATTTCGGAATGATCCTGATGGGTTTCTGACCATTCAGCAAATTGAAGCTCGATTGCTTGCTTCGGAGGTTGACTGTACTTCCTGAAATACTCGATACACCAGGAAGCGATGAGATTTGAGGATTTGCTATCGAACAGATTCCCGTCCCATTTCGCTGCAATCCTCCCTAGCACTGTCGCATCTGTGACGAGAGAGACAAGAATTCGACGCTCTCGGGTACCGTCCCTTACTTCGATCATTTGAGGAGTTCCATTTGAAAACGGGATTATGGCATGTAAACAGGTGTTCCATTACCTAGAGTCTTGACTGTTCCATCTGGGTTCTTGGCCCAATCGGGAATGTCCGATGGAGCTTCTTCGATCCCCTGCTCCTCATTCCATCTGACGATAGCTCTTTCCATGTCTTCAAACCGTTCTTGAAACTTCTTCGCTGTATTGAGATGAGGAGTCCATCTCCATTTGAAATGTTCTTTCTCTCCGAACCACTTGAGGACTTTCTTAATTCTCTTGAAAGGATAGTCTTTCAGAAGTTTGAGAAAGTGTCTACTCCATCCCTTAATTGATGTAGTAGACCTAGCTTTGAGGTATTTGATAAGAATATTCTGAAGTTGGTTAGCTAATTCCATCTGAGGAGTTGAAGTTTCTTTTTCATTGGAAAAAGTCCCATTCGCACAGTCACTCGAAAACGAGTGACGATTGTTAGCAGATTCTTCAGAATGATTCTTAGAAGAAGGGATACGGGATTTTCTGACTTCTAGTTCAGGGATTTCCCCGTTTCCTGTTCCGGGATTTTCCTGTTCCTGGATTTCCCCGTTTCTGCTTTTTCCCGTTTCTGAATCCTGTTCGTCCCTGTCCCATTTATCCATTGCTGTCAATCTCGTTCCGCTCACTCTGATCCAGAGTACGTTTCCAATACGTCTACTAACCTTGATGATTCCATTCTTCATCAGCACGTCAACAGCCCCTCTCTGTTTGTCTTCCTTCATTCCTAGATGTCTCTGAATGTCCTTTGCTGGACAGCGAAACCACAAGTTTTTTCTCATCAGCAGTTTGCGGTCTTTTGGGTTTTCGTCCTTCATTCGTAGTAGGTTGAGGATGTAGGACAGTACGGTAGCCGCATTGCAATTGCCTTGAAGGAAACGAATGTGACTCAACCGCGTTTGAACGAAAGCAGAACCGGAGTGCATCAGAATGGTACTGATTTTCTTGTCATACGTTTCCTCACTGAGCATTGGATGTCTCCCATTCTGATTCCATTTCATTCGTCAATTCCTTGATCCTGTCTCGATATTTTTTGATGGGACGGTCGAGTAGGAGCATTTCCACCAATCTCTGATGATTGACTCGATAGAAGATTTTGGGAGGATTCCCGCAGGTCAGAGATTCTACAAGTTGATATTTGACGAGTGCTTTGACATGATCGAAGTAATCCGAGTCAGGTAGCTTATTCGCTCTTTTCCTCATGAAATGTACCAGATCAATATGAAACCATCCGTCCTTGTTATCTATCCTTGTTGTCGTTATTTCTGTTGTGTATTTGATGAAGTGATATAGGATTCCGCCACACCAGTTATCCAATCCATGACAGTATTGAAGGGATCGGATAAGCGTTTCCCGTAGAGAATCCCTGTCCACTTCTCGTAGATAGTCTAATTCGTAGTGATGGGAGGAATGAGTAGACATGATCCAACAACCCTCGTTTTGACTGATCGTCACCGTCTGAAAGGAAAACTGAGGGAAAACCCTTCAGACGGATCGGATCATGGTGTAAAGAACCTGTAGTTCAAGCAGGAAGCGATAGCTAGTCGCTCCGGCCCCCGAACTTATTATAGTATCATGTTCCCTCCGTTTTTGCTACAGAATTTTCCTTGATCTTCTGTTGCTCCAACCACACTCGATACTGATGATCTAGCATCTTCAGCAGTCCGAAGACAGCACCAAACTTCCCCTCGAATACGAGATTGTCCTTTCCTTCCCCTTGCGGAATGATGAGCTTCCCCGTCCATGTGACACGGAGAGCATCATAGGGTTCAATCTCCCATTTGCTTCCGTTGGGTAGACGAGTATTGATGAGTGCGGTTGCTTCCCGCTTCGCATCGCTTTTCTTCTGTCGCTTCTCCTGTCGTTTCTTGTATCCACAGGAGGAACAGTCCTGATTCATCAGGGATTTGATTGGTATTTCGTGTCCGCACTTGTGGAGTGCTTTCTTCTCCACTTCCTTTTTCGCTTCCTCTGCTGTTCCGATCTTGACAGGAGCTTTTGCAGGAGTGACTGTTGCTGTTTTCCCCGCGAGTGCAGCCTGTCGCTGTTTGTTCTTTTCGATGATCTTATCTGCCATGCTACCCATCGTCGTTCCCCTTGAGAGTGTAAATTTTCCCTATGGGATTATAAACGAAAAGGGGAACGAACCCTTACGAATTCACTCTCCCCCTTTAGCATTCCCGATTAACCTATCAACTCTCTTCCAGAACCTCACTCATGATGCTTTGGATGTATGAGTCATACATCCGATAGGGACCGGGAACGTTCAAGTCATTCCGCATTGGTCTTGTGTGGCGACGGACGATGTTCTTGACGTGATGACGATACTCTTCCTCTTCCATCGTCTCATCCAGAAATGCGACTTCCATAGCGATGACCCAGGGAATCATCACTTCCGTCCGCTCTGCTGTCAGTGTTGCATTGCTCATGTGCTGCACCTCCTACTTTAATCCTCCCGTTGTTGCGTCCTACAGTGTGGTTTTCAATGGATGTCATTTATAACACCATCACTGTGAGTAAGTGTAGAGTAGTTTGCAGTACAAAGCAAGTATAGTCGCTGTGTTTTATTCAATCATCAAGGAATCTCTTGCGGAAATCCTGTACACTATCCTCCGTCCAGCTTCCAGGGTCTTTCCCCTTGTATTCATTGACTACGTTGATCGTCTTTCCGGGGAAACTCTCAATCTGATCGCAGAGATATCTTGCTCGTTTCTGAGCTTGTTTTTCCGAGTCAAAGCAGACAATCCGGGTGGGATAGGAGATGATTTTGTTTAGCTGAGAGGATGTGACGTTGACTCCGAAAGTGCAGGAGGAACCCGGACCCACATTGAATACGTCTGTTGGTCCCTCGAAAATTGCGATGGAGTGACGCAAATAATCCTCTCCGAAGATGCAATCCTTCAGGGAGATTGTCTCGCATTCAGGAGGTGCATTGACATAGCGAGTCTCGCATTCGTCGCTGATGCTTCTCGTTGTCCAGCTAACCATTGCTCCCCGATAGAAAACGGGAATGAACAGTCTCCAGCTATATTTTGCTGCAAGTCCGATCCCCTGAATCCCCCATAGCTTTTCGAGCTTGTCAGGATCGAACCCCCTGCTCCGCAGATACTTCCTGTGACATTTCTGCATTGCTCCGAGTCCTTTCGGGAGTTGCAGTTTCCCGATAGCTTTTACTTTGTGCTTCGTTTGCTGGAATTCGATCCCGCTCTTGAGCTTGTAGACCTCGTTCGCTGGAAGTCCTGTTAGCTCCTGTAGAGCATCGAAAACTGATTTCTGACCACAGTTCCAGCAATTCGCAGCAAGTCCACTACGGGATAACCCAAGACGCCATCCATTTGTATCAGGGGAACAGAAGGGACAGTCTACCTGAAAGAACCCCTCTGTTGCATGGTGATGTTCACCTTGAACCAAGTAAGGGATATTATACTCGTCTAAAATTTCTTGAATTGTCATTGTGGTTCCTGTAGAATAATCGGAATGGGAGGGTGTTATAGCACCTCATCCCATTCCTCACAACCCCGCTTTAGGGAGCGAAGGCCATGTCTGAGAATTCTAGTATCCGCTACAAAAGACTGTACTGCATCAATCGTCCTGATCGTTGCGTCGGTGATAATGGTTCGTATTACAAGTGGACCAGTAAGGGATGGAAGGAATTACATGGTAGACACCTAAAATCTGGGCATATTTCGATTAATATTGGGAGCAAGAAGAATAACAAAAGTATCATGCTTCACCGTCTCATTCTCATGGCTTTTGTTGGTCCATGCCCTGAAGGAATGGAGTGCAGACATCTCGACGGGAACCCGGGAAACAACAATTTAGAAAACCTAGCGTGGGGAACGCGAGAAGAAAATATGAAAGATCGCGTCGATCATGGTGTTAGTAATAGAGGAACACGAAACGGTATGGTACTATTGAAATCTGAAGATGTTTTATGGATGCGAGCAAATTTCAAATCTGGAGGAACTGCTAAATATGTAGGAGCTTTTTATACAATGTGTTCTCAAAAATTCGGTATTTCTCGCGGAACTGTTAAAAGGATTGTATCGGGCAAAAGCTGGGAACATCTTCTGTGAATTGATGTCCTTCAGGAGCAGTGGAGATGTTGTATTCATCTAGGATTTCTTCAATGGTCATAGTGAATCCCTGCTAGTTCCAGGTTGTCAGCAAGTGCTTGCATTGCTTTTTGAAAGGAGGAATGACGGAATAAGGGAGCCCACAAAGAAAAATCATTCTCCTCTAGTATTTTTGGCAGTCGAGCATGATCTGTTTTTTTTGCGTCTGGGTATTTGTGAAATGGAGTACAATACCATTTCCATAAACTGTCAAATTCTCTCCAATCTGGTCGTTTTTGATTCTCCCCACACCAGCGATAGGCAATACTCAATCTGTAGTTATCCTCTTCCTCCAGCAAATCCGCGATGACAAGGAACAGATCGAATTGAGTAGGGTCTTTTGCGAGTGTGTCGATGAGTTGTTGCGAAGTGGTCACAGTCCGTTCTCCTCAATAGCGTCAGCGAGAGCAGACATGATTTCGGAGAAGGAGTGACGCACCCATCCTTTTTTGCTTCTATCATCAAACCAATCATTGAGTGTTTCATGTATGAGCATTGAATTAGGAGAACTGCACACCTTTTGATTTCTCAACCATCCCCATCTATTATTACTGCCTCCCTCATCCTTGAAAATGTCGTCGTGATGGATCGGATATTGTTTGTTCTGTCCGCAGTAGCGATAAGCAACAGCTAGTTTGTAATTTCCCTCTTCCTCAAGCAAGTCAGCAGCGATGAGGTAAGAAAGCGTATCAGAGGGATTCTGTTCGATTGCTGCTTTGAGGATTGCAAGCGTGAGCGGATCGAGTCTTTCCCGTTGATCGACTTCCTGAGTGATGACGTTCATTCTGATGGTCTTTCGTAGTGTTTTGTTACGTCACAAAGGGATTGAGTGAATCCACTGATGTACCCAATATCCAACCTCAGTCCTTCAAGTCTAATCCGGTCACACTGTTGTTTGCTCACCCAATCCATGCAATCGTAGAGTTGTGCGGGAGTGGGGTTGTTGTCGATACACTGTTTGATTCTATCTCTGACGAATAGGTCCAGATCATTATCAGACAATTCATAAGCAACAACTCGCATCACTTTCATGAACAATTCAAAGTCGAATGGTTTCACTTCCCTGATTCCTCCAGTAGTTGTTTCGTGAGCAAATCGAAAACGTTGAGTGTCTGAATTACTTTTCCGTTGTCGAGAACTGTATCCAGATTCTTTTGCTTCTCCTGAATCCTACCAGCGATACTCTCTTCAAGTGTTCCCTTTGCTGTGAGGTAATATGCTGTTGATGGGATTCCCTTCACTCCTCGATTGATTCCAGATGTACGATCCTCTCCCTGAATGTGATTTGCTGGGTTCCAGTCGTATTCGATGAAAACAACATTGCTACATCCCGTAGCATTCCATCCTGTCCCCGCAGCAATGATGTTTCCGATGAAAAGTCTTGTCCTCTTATCCTTGACGAATTTCGTGAATTCCTTGTGTCTGTCCCTCCCCGTAACTGACCCATCAACGAAAGCATGAATTCTTGGAAATGCTTTTCGGACTGTTCCGAGTACAGCACGATGAATTCCATACACAATGAGTTTGTCGTTCGTCCCCTCAAGAAACGATTGAATCCATTCGATAGTTGAGGGGAGTTTCAATTCTCCTGCCATCCTTTTCAATGATCCCATTTTTGCATCACGTTCGATCCGCAGCTTGGAGAACATATCCCCATCCTTGCTTGCATTGATGCGTAACCATTTGATGAATTGTGCTTTCTCCCTGTCGTATTCCTCTCTCTGTTCAATATCGACAAGTACAATGTGTCGTGACTTTGGAGGTAAATCCTTCAATACGTCTTCCTTCTTTCTCCTAATCATGATGGGTTTTAGGAGTCTGTGTAACTCCTTTAGCTTTGTTGCTCCTGTGAACGTCCATCCGTAGGGAGTCTTCTTTCCATCACAGAAGGTCAAACCAAATGGGAAAAAGGAAGGGAATTTATGAGGAGCGAGGATGTTTAATGTTGGCCACAATTGAGCGGGTCTGCTAGTGAATGGAGTCCCGCTCAATGCGAGAACATGGGGAACATTCTTGCATAGTTTTCTGACTTGCCTTGTTCTAATGGTTTTGGTGGAACCCAAGAACGAACCACTCTCATCTAGGATAATGAGTTGAGGATCAATTGATTTGAGGAATTCCATCCATCCACGGAGGATATCATAATTGATGATGAAGAATCTTCGTTTCTTATCAATGTGGTGCTTTTTTGGGTTCATTCCCTCAAGAACTTCCGCCATGATGTTGTAGTGATGGATACACTCGTTCTGCCAATTCCATCTCAGGGATGCTGGACAAACAATGATGACGGGTCTGATATGGGGATTGCGATGAGCAAATAGCAATGTTTCCAAACTCTTCCCTGTACCCATAGAGTTTGTGTTGAGTACCCTCCCTCCCAATTGTTCCATCCTCTCAACATCTTCAAGCTGATACGGAAATGCTTTAGTTACCATGTTGAATGATCCTTATGAAGTGACAGCGGAGGCACAGGGTTCTTGTCTGCATGTAGTGAGAGCAGAAATACTTTCGACAGTGACGACAGCGAATCCTCTGGAACCAACATGCATCACAATGATAGACAATGGGAATGGGAGAGGGGAATGAGGTCATTCTCTCGAAAACGAAATCGTCACATTCCTTTTTCGAGTGGTGGAAATGACCGTGCTTGTCGATCATGTCTGCACACGCGGGAGAGTCAATCCCTGTTGATCCTGATAGATACCCCCTGCTCCATCATTGCGATCAGCATAGCTTTTTTCACACGTTGCGAGTGTGCGGAAGAAGAGGAGTTGACAGATTCCCTCTCCTACATACACCTTGACAGGGAGAGGAGTAGTGTTGCTGATTTCGAGTGTGAGCTTTCCCTTCCATTCGGGTTCGGCTGGAGTTACATTCAGGATAATACCACATCTGGCGTAAGTAGATTTTCCGATCCCGACAACGAGAATATCTCGCGGAACATCGAAATACTCCAGTGTTTCCGCAAGAGCGAAGGAGTTAGGAGGGATGAGGATGTGATTGGGAACAGGATCGCATACGCCTCCGTCCGGTTTCGGAAGATCAGTAGGTTTGATGTAGAATTTCCCTTCTGTGGATGACTCATTGCAATACGTTTCATAGCATCCGGGATTATCACAGTAGAACCCAGGACCCTCGCTCTTGATCCAGCGATGAGGAATAGGGGTCAGGTCGATACTTGTGAAAGACTTGTCGTCAATGTTCTTCGGATCGACAACAGCACAGTTGACGTTGCTGAACACTTTGAACTTGTACCCGAGACGGATTGAGTAACCATACGAGTCAAGACCGTATGAGATGATCCCCTGTCGTTTCTCCCCCTCTGCAAAGGGAGTGATGGAGACATACTTGCGAATCATCCAGTCTGGAAGCAATCCTGACAGTCCGTGGAGGATGGGATTATCCAGGTTTTCATTGTCGATTGTCGTTTGCATGTTAGTTTCCTTTCACGCGATAGTAGATGCGAGTGAATGCTGTTGGTCTTTCCCTTGTGAATACAGGTTGGTGAATCCCTTCGGAGATGCTGAATACGTCCGTAGGGTCGATAGTGGAGAGGAATTCAAGAGTTGCGAGAATCCTACTTCCATTTTCCTGGTATTCGTCTGTTACATCTCCTCTGCAATTCCGTTCGTAGACAATTACTTTCTCTGGGTTTTGTCCTTCAGAGATTTGTCTGCATCGTGTTTCTGTTTGCATGTTAGCTCCTTAGTGCTTCGGATACCTCTGAAAAACTCTCAGCGATCCGTTCCGCACACCATCCGATATCCTTGAGGAATCCCATAACTGCTCTCCTCAGTTGGGAAGGTTTGACTGTCTTGTGTTGAGCGAGAGCTAAGCGAATGTCTATCGGAGCATCCAGCACCAATTCTGCAACAGTGCGAGCATCCTCCGATAGTTCCTCCAGAAACTCAGGAAGGACGAAGGAAGATTGCTTCGGAGCGAGTTCATCGAATGTAGCTTCCTCTGCTGGAAATCTCTTGTCGTGAAGAAACTTCTTCTTCATCGCTGTCAAGAGATTGAAGCGAATGAGATTCCCTACCCATGTATTGAATTCACTCCGGGACGCATCGAATGTGCTGTATGCGTCCATGAAAAATTCGTTAGCCATGCTCTCGACTTCTTCCCATCCTCCGAGAACAGTTCCGTACCTGTCGATCCAGCGTCGGACGTACATACGGATAATACCCTGTACATCGTGGTACACTCCGTCGATGACGTACTGAGAGAGGGTAACAGTCATTTGGATTCTCCATTGGAGCAGAGGGATTGATGCTGAATCAATATGCCCTCTGCATATACTTTTGCTTCGTTCTCTGATAGTCCGTCCTTGTGATTCCCCTTCTTGTTTGGAATCCATAGATGGATACTACCAGAACAGTTACTCCTATTGCACTTCAGGCAGGGATTGTCAATCATCCATCCCAATTCGTCGGGTAGGATTGTCATTGTTATCACCTCGGAAGGATTCGGAAGAACCTCAGTAGTTGGTCCATCTGTTGCAGGGGCGGATTCATCTTCACGACTGTTGCAAAGGACAGGAGGAGACTCCAGCTTGTTTTGTGGTTCTCCCGTCGATACAACTCATCCACACGTCCGATGCGGGAGAAGGGCATCATTTCCAGTCTTCCCGCATTCATCAAAATCCTGTTGCTGTCCTCCTCATTGAGATATCGCTTTTGCAGGAGGTTATTGATCTTCCCTATACACTTCGCTTTGATGCGAAACTGTCTCAACCCCTCATCCAGTTTGCTATCAAGATCAAGCCCCTGAATTCGCTTCTGAGCGACTGTAACGGACGCAAGGACGATACATTGATTAGACAGCAAAATCGACGTTCCTACAAGCAATTTCAGAGGTCCGTGCATCGCATTTGAGTTGACTACCCCCATTGCTAATCGCTGTCCTTCAGGAGCTTCAACAGAAGGAACAGTCAGGGGTAACCATCCAGCAAAATCCGCTCCGTCCTTTGAAGTAATCAATGTTGGAATCCCTGCTGTCCATTCTCGTTCCCGCAGCTTCAAAAGGATTAGGTCCATCAATTTGCTGTGTTCAATCCCTTCCCATTTATTCCCCGCTCTCGGAGCAGGGACAAGGGGGATAGCGGATAGTTCCTCAAATGACTTCCCCTCATTAGTGCAGAACATGGATAAACCCTATTTGTAGTAGATAATCAGATGAAATGGTGAGCATGGTTTCTCCTTCTGAGAAAGTTTCGTACACATGAAGTATATTCCCTGTGTACAGGAATGTCAAGCAGAAAGGAGGGGGAAAGATTGCTCCTCCCCCTCCTTCCATTCCCGCCTTGCACGCGGATCAAGTGAGTTGCAGGTTATTCATTGCTTGCTGGAGGTTGCTGACTGCTGTTCGGAGTCTCCTGTTCTCCCGCTTGAGGTCAGCAATCTCCCGGAGTAGCAGTTGCTTTTCATTCTGGACTGCTTTGTACTTCTCCTCAATCGTCCTGGGTTCTCTCGGAGGAGAGATAGGAGCAGTAGGGTGGGTCTTCGCTTTCTGTCGTCCCTTCATCTCCATATGGAGCTTGCGGAGATTGAACTTCATCGCTTTCCATTGACTCAGTTGGGGAACTCCCTTGAGGATATCGAGCATTTCGGGGAGCGACAATGCTCCGCTGATAGAGGGGTTGTTTGATGCAGTACGTTCTTGAGTGTATTTTCTGCCTTCTCGGATGGAATCTCTGAGTCTGATGAATTCAACAATCTCATCGTTTGTCCTTTGCGGAATGTACAATTTCCCCTTCCTTCCGGGTCTGCATCTGATGGTGTAGATGATTTCTACTCCTCTCTTCCACAATTCGTAGTCCCGTAGTTTTTTCGCTCTTAATGGGTATCTGTCAAAATGAGGGATGATGTTAGCTACTAAATCGACCGAATTTCCCACTCTGTAATGAGCTACGTTATTGGCGGCTTTTCTTCCAGGGTGGAGGTTGACCACTCCACAGTTGAAGAATTTTTTGATTTTGTAGAGGATATCCGCATCATCAGCTCTCAAAACAATAGCAAATTCCGCTCCCAGAATTACGGGAAGTTCAGTATCTTCCCTTAATACCCTGAGCATAAAAGAACCTTCTCCATCTGCGAATCCAGAGACATAGTTGGCGAACGCCTGCGTTTTCTGATCGTGAATTGGTAGAAAATCACTGAAGTCTATATCATCAGATTCGTTTTTGTATTTGATATCCCCGAAAGCATTGTCCTCCAGACGATCAATTGCCTTGCTCTCGTCTCCTCCCCCTCCTTCCGGGAGATGTACCCATTCCCTGTCGGAGAGGAGACGATCAGCGAGCTTGAGTCTCTCGAAAATCGTTGCTCCTGAATGGTCCCGAAGTTCAATGAGCTTGACGTAGGACTGTTGAGCGGTCAGATTGTTTGTCGCCATTGGATCAGATTCCTTGAAGTAGAGAAGGTTGAGTTACTTTCCTTGCAGTCTGGAAACGAGATGAATCAGATTGTCCGCCTTTTTCACGTCCCCGTTGCAGGTAGAGAGGAAGTACGCAGCACAATCCAGTTCTTCGATTGTGTAGGATTCCTTCTCTGTTGGTGCTGTCATCTGAGCAGCAGAGGGAACGGTGATCGGAGTCAGTTTCTCCCCGACCTTTCCCGTCTTGTTCCTGACGAAGTTGGAGGCGTTGGAGTAGTCCTTGATAGTACAGACAACTCCTGCTCGCTGTTGGGGTTTGTACTGTTCCAGTCGCTTCGCAGCGATGAGGAGAGTTTTCTTGCAGTCGATTTCCCTCCCCGCGTTCAGTTCCTCCTCGATGATGTTCATGAGCAGTTGTAGCTTGTTAACCTTGCCTCTGCCGTTGACGGGAAGAAAAGGAGCAGATACTTTCTCTCCTGTCTTTCCCTGTCGTTTGAGGTCGAGCATTGCACGGTCGATGTCATTCCGAGTGAACTTGACTCCCTGTCGTTCTGAGTTGCTGTAGTTAGCAACTAGCTCTCTTGTTGCTTCTGCAAGCAGATGATGCTTGTCGAATTTCCTCCCTTCCTTTGCCATCGCAGCAGCGACGAGCGGGGTGATGATTCCAGACTTTGACGCTTTGTCTTTCCACAGATGCTTTTCCACTATCTGACTCCCTATGCGTAGTTGAGTAACCGTTCGTCCTGTCTGAGTTTTGCTAACGCCTTGTACTTGTGGTCCTTGATCTTCCGATACTCAATCCCAGTCCTCTCGCTGATTTCTGTTTGATCCAGTCCCCGGAGCGAGAGTAACAGGATGAGACGCTGTTTGAGGGACAGTCCTCTAATGCAAAGGATAAGAACTCGCTTCGTCTCATTCTCCTGTGCAATGTCCGATGGGTCATCCCTGAAGTAAACAAGGTCGTAGAGCGTCGTTCGCTTGTACTTCTTACTCCCTCCCTGCAAGTACCTCCTTTCCTTGTGCTGTGTTGCGTCAATCGCTCTGAGGAATTCCCTCCGCTCCTCTGACTCAAGCTCCCCGATCTTCTCCCAATCAGCTTGAGGAATGCTCTTGCTGATACGAGCGAAAACATCCTGAGTGCAATCATCATGAGTATCAATGGGGAGTCCGTGAGATTTCCATGCTCTGATACAGTATCCCTGTAACCAACTGATGAATTTTGGATCAATCATGATATTCTCCATACGCCGTTTTTGTCGAATGAGACAAGATCAGCAAATAGATCGAGTCCGATGGGTTCGAGACGCTCCGCAAAAAGATTCACGGATGATCCTTTCCTCACCTTGTCGAATGCTTCTTCTTCTTCCGTATCCGCTCTGACAATCCATTTCTGATTGCCGATGAATTTGTCTCTGACTCCAGCGATGTAGATGAGAAACAGTTTCATGATCGCTTCCTCCTGCTGAGCATTCGTAGGGGTCTCTCGAAAGTGGATCGGAGCATTGTATCGACCCATCCGATCCTTTCGATATCCAGTATGTTGACAGAACGTCGATTGCTGAGAATGATTTCCTCCTGTTCCTGTCGAGTGATGAGGAGATTGCATTCCGCAAGCAAGATGCGGAATCCCTTGAGAATGGAGGTAATATCCAGTTTGCTTTCGGAGGAGCACCCCCAGAATTCACACGCTTCCACAAAGGAGACTTCGTAATGAACGAGAGTGGAATCCAGTACGGTCCTGCTCCTGAGACAGCGAATGAGGAATGCATCCTGCTCTGGGGAGGCAACATGCTGGTTACTCTCCCATTGTTCCAGAGCAAGCAGACACTCCGCCATCCCCGTTGCGAGTCCCTTCTCTTTTGCTCTCCGTTCGGGATGAGAGAGGGTTTTGACTCTGCTCTGGATGAATTCGTAGCGAGTCTCCAGGTGTCTCCGAAAGTCTTCCCTTGAACGAACGATGATAGCTGGCATTAGGCTGCTTGTCCTTTCTTGTCAGTTTTGTTTGCTATCCCACACCATGATTACTTTTGCAAGCAAGATGAATGTGAGAATCATGAATACCCACCAGAATACGTCCATTGCTTATTCCTTTCAGATGAAGTTTCCGACAGTCATCCCGACAAGAGGAGCGTACCACTTGTAGAAATCTGTGATGCTCCACTTGCGAGCAGAGATAATGTGTAGCTCGATTTCGGGAATCCACTCCTGTTTGATAAAACGGGTCATTGCTCCTGTTTCCTCATATCCCGCCTGATTCGGAACCCACCGGACCCCACATACTTCCAGTTCCAGTTGAAAGCCGATCCTGTCGCCGTTCGTGTGCCAGATGTATCCAGAGCAGATTCGATCCCCGACACGCGGGACAGCGGGAAGATCGTCCGGCCATTTCTCTGTATGGGGAAGATCAAGGTTTGTATGACAGCGGACTTTCATGAGTATTCCCCGTTGTTGAGTTCTGTTGCGACCATGATAGCGTCTTCCAGAGCTTCGATTGCCCTTTGCAATGTTCGCTGTTTCCTGTATGGATGAGATAGACCTTTAGCAAATTCAATAATGCCAACTGCCTCCTCTTCCAATCCCTTGAGTTGTTTCTCTTTCTCCTCTTTTGTCATCTTCCTACGGAGTTCCTTCTCTGTTTCCGTCAGTTCCGTTTTCATTGTTCATCCCTTCATCAGAGGAGTTTCGATATCGTTTGCAACGCGAGTGATTTCCCCCGCAATCATTCCCCACTTGCGACCGTCCTCTGGTCTCTTCTCTCCGTAAGCGATCCCGGATTCATCCCGTACTCTGCGAGCAAGTATGAGGAGGATATCCGAGAGGGGATGATTCTCGAATAAATCGCTCATCGTCTTTTCGAGCGGGCTCATTTCTGTTTCTTCCTTTCCAGCTTTTCCGCTTGTTCCTTGCATTTCTCGACTGTCGAGAACCAGACTACTTGCACTCCGTTGACTCTCAACTTGCTTTCGTTGCTGTTGTCTGTGTAGATCGTGTAGCATGTTGCATCAGGAGCATATGCTAACAATCCTCCTACTACAGCGTCGTTTCGTTTCCAGTCCAGCATGGTTCCCTTTCTCCTGTACACAGGGATTATAGTCTCTGTCTGCAAAATCCGAATAACTCCGGTAGGATTTGAACCTACGACCTATCGGGTAGAGGCCGATTGCTCTATCCAGACTGCGCTACGGAGTCAAGTAGTCATTCCATTCCTTCGATAACTGAGTGAAGACGTTTTGTCTGTTGCAGGAGCGTTTCCAGGTCGCGGATTGTCTGAGCGAGTGTTATCAGACATTCCTGCTTCTCCCCTCGCTGGAAATCGAAGAGGACTTCCCCCACTTCCAGAAGGACAGTTTCCGCACCTGCTTGTAGGGTTTTGAATTCATTGAGCATCGAAAAGACTCCTTAGCTATCCAGCTCCAGAACGCCCGTTGTCTTGGGCTTGTCAACGTACTTGACGTAGAAATTCTTGTCGGATCGTCCCATCTTGTTCCGAGCGAACATGGCAGCAGCGATTTCGGATGAGAAGTCCCCGTAGTGAATCCAGTTCTCTTTCCGGGTTCGCTTCGCATCAGAGGGACGAAGGAAAAGCTCGTACATCGGATTAACCCCTGAGTGTTTCGACTGTGTTCGGATCGTTGCTCTGAGACAGGATGAACGTCTGAGCAGCTTCCAGTCCCATTTCCTTGACAAGAATGTTCCCGGCTTCCTGATAGCTCATCGAACCAATCAGGATTCCGAAATGATTCTCGTATGCTCTCCTGACTTGCAGACAGGAAGCGTTGAAGCTCTGAGGCTTCTTCTTCGGCATGAGTCTGTAGCGGCTTCGCATCTGAGTCTCCTGTCTAGTCGTTTCGTTCTTCTCTACACAGGAAATATACTCCCTGTTTCCTGTTTGTCAAACCCGAATCCGAGATTTTCTCGATTGCTCGAAAATTTATACAGTTGTTCAGTATGGGAGTCAAGGGAAGTGATTGAACGGAGAGGGGAAATGTTGTTATCCCTCTCCAGATTGACAGAACAGCGTCTAAAAGCTCGAAAGAGGGGAAAACTGATACGGAATGCGTCTGAGGGAGGATCGACAGTCCTAGAGCGATTAGTCCAGTCTTACAAATCCATCTCCTCCTGAGTATCCGTGTCCTCCTGCTCTCCGTCGCTTCTCTCCCCGTTGCAGCAACTTCACTCTTTTCAATCCATATTCGATGAGAGGAGGGTCATCCTGTTCGATTTCAACCTCATCTTCACATTCGATAGAAGCGTATCGTTGTTCCATTCTTGTTTTAAGAACAGGAGTAGCAGCATTCATTGCTTCTTCTCTTGTCGGATACAGAGTCATGTCTGGACGATTTGTCTTGCAGAACCACCATCCCCACAAACAATCCTTCCCCTTTGTGTACTTGAGGAGTTCGATCCAGGTCGATAGTTTGATAGTGCGTTTCATAGTTTGTATCCCGTTGCTTCCTCGATTTGTTCTGCTGTCCACGTCTGTTTGCATTTCTTCAATACTCGTTCCGCTGTTGCTCTTGCTTTGATCCTTTTCAATCTTGCTGCGATTTCTGCTCGTCTCGCTTCTGCATAATCTTCCTCAAAATCTGTCAGGATGATTGAAGCGAAATTAGGAAGGTCTTTTAATCGAGTGAGGATGGTTGAGATTTCCTCAAGTGTTCCTGTATCAATTGCACCTTGAAGCTCGCTCATCGGATTACCTCCACAGGACGATACGAAAGAATCTCCCACCCCTCCTGTCGTGTCCATTCCCCTAGCGTCAGCGTTGATCCGACCTTCTCGAATTCCTCCAGAGGGCAGCTATCATCGGATGGACAGCGACAGAGGATACGGGTGAAGTCATCTCCCCTCACAAGCGTAACCTCTACTGTATCCGTGTGTCCGAATGGGAGTGTTTTGGGTTCTGGACATTCCTTCAGGATCATCTTGGCGGAGGGGATACGGACTTCCCTCCCTGTCGTGAGGTTCACTCCGAAGAATCCCCCCGCGTGATGCTCCCCGATAAGTTTCACACTTCTGATCTTTCCTGAGAGGAGAACATTGTATGTCTTCCCCAGGATGATTTCAGCGTATTTCATGGTAGCTTCCTCACAACACCAGTGAAGTCTGTATGATCCTTTTCAGGAGTGGAGAATGCAGCGTCAACGCACCTGTCAATCTGCTCAATGATGAAATTGGTTTGGTCTCTGTGTTTGAATGTAAGAACATATTTTTTGATTTGCTCAAGGTAATGAACCATTCTGTCATGTTGTTCCAGAATCATACCTAGCTCTTGTTCCGTCATTGCTAATTCTCCAGTACGGATTTCCTGTCCCATGTTGAGAGGTTGCAGGGAAGGATACCCTTCTGCTTGTCCTCCGTCAGTGCATCGACAGCAGCAATTGCTTTCGCTTCGCTGTCCAGCTTCGCAAGAACACATCCGAGCAGAGAGCAGACTTGCCAAGGACGGGAAGCGTCGATAGCGAGGTGTCCTGCATGATAATAGAAAAATCCTCCGCTCATGTCGTTTTCTCCATCAGAGGGGGAATTAGCTTCTCCATCCATTCCCCCATTTCCTGTTTGATCCAGACCGTTGCACAGCGGATAGCGTCATTCATCGACAGAGTAGCATCGAATGTTGTGATTGGAGTACAGAGGTCGGGAGTAGCGAACAGTTTCCATTCTGTTGCTTCATTTCCCCAACTATCATACCTTTCGAGTTGAAAACGAATCCAGAAAGGACCTCAACTCAGCGTACTTGTCGGATTTTTTGATCCATTTCGTTGTGTTCATTCTTCGATTGCTCCTGCTCTTGCTCTTGCTCTTGCTCTTGCTCCTGCTCTTGCTCCTGCTCCTGCTCTTGCTCCTGCTCTTGCTCTTGCTCCTGCTCCTGCTCTTGCTCTTGCTCCTGCTCCTGCTCTTGCTCCTGCTCTTGCTCCTGCTTCTGCTCCTGCTCCTGCTCTTGCTCCTGCTCCTGCTCTTGCTCTTGCTCCTGCTCCTGCTCTTGCTCTTGCTCTTGCTTCGTACCAATAATCGTCTTCCAGTTCGATAGCCAACAATGATCCAATCATTTGCGATTCCTCCTTTTCTTTTCCTGAGGTTCGTGTGTTCTCTTTCTGTCGATTTCATGACGGAATGGAATTGGGGGACCAATCAACATGAGAAAAGAGAACGTTGCTCCATCGGGGATGGGAGAAACCTCATCCTCTGTTGAGTAGTCACCAGATTCGAGTAGTGTGGGCATATCTCCGATCCAGTGGAGGAGAACTGCATTTTCGATTTTGAATCCCATTGCACTGACTTCACTGATTCTTCCCAGATAGTACCAGCGTGCAGTCTCGAAAAGATACTGTTCCCCGACTTTGAGATTGAGCATTTGCTCTCCGTGGTCTTCTAGGTAATCGGAAAGAGCGAGACAAGATAGCTCATCCCCTTCCGATACTCCGAGAAGCATTCCGTGTAGTGTGTTGTTATCCATTAGCAGTATTTGTCCAAATCGTCCTTGTATGTTTTCCTGATTTCCTCAACCTGCTCTGTTGTGAGGATAGTTTTGTACCGATAGATTGTAGTCCATCGTCGTCTGATCCTTGCTTTCTGAATCATGTCTCTTGAGTATGCGAGTGAGGAATATTTTTGGTAGTCGAGTTTGAGCATCTCCAGTACCTTCTCAATGATCCGTGCGGGGAAGAGGATCACTTCCCTTGTGCTGACTCCATTGACAGGACGAGTATAAACCTCTGCTCTCGCATGAGGACAGATCGTCATGAGAAAGGCGATGATATCCTTCGGAACGTAGCGGAGGAAGCATACTTCCTGCTTGTGGTCATCAACGGGAAGTGCAGGATCGAATTTAACTCCGTCCTCTTGTGCCTTGTCGAACATCATCGCCCAAAAGGATAGCTCGATATCCTTTGGTTTAGGATTCTCCAATCGCTTCCTCTCAGCGATTATTCGCAGTCGTTGTTTTGCTTCCTCTGTCACGCTCATGGTTGTTGTTACCCCTTAGTGCCACCAGAGAACGATGGGAGTATCAGGAGGAAGATTGCGAATCATCTCCCATACTGCTTTGTTCCATGCTGATGATTGTGATGTATCTGCTTGTGCTAGTTCTCCCGCTGTCAGCATTGTCAGGGGAGAACCGTAAGGGTCATCCTTTCGTATCTTCAATCCTTCATCCTCATACCACTCGAAATGGGTTTTCTCAGGGAGAGGACGGGGAGCAGGGAGACGTTTGATTGGCGTTGTTCGTCCGTGTTCCGCAATCTGTTCGTACAGATTGTAGTCTCTGTCCGTGTCGAGACGGTTCGTTGCCAGCCACCAATTTATCCGATCATAACGGATCGGAACGAGAATCAAATCAAGTCCCATTGTCGTTTCCTTTCATCAGGAGTTTCGCTGTCCCTTCGTACCCGAGTTTGTCCAGCACCTCCAGCAGTTGCCAGCGATACGAGATATCGTGTTTGCATCGCTCCCGGAATACTTCGAGATAGAGCTTGTGTACGCTTTCCTGATTTACGAAATGATTGATGACGATACTCCACGCTCTCCGCAGAACCTTGTCCCGGAATCCCCGGATCGTATCGACATGCTTCCTGTTCCACCAGATGCGATAGGTGAGACGATTGACCTTTTCGATGTATAGCTCATGGGCGAGCTTCTCCGTTTTCATCTCCTCCTGTTTGCTCATGCTGTCTCCTGTTCGACGAATTCAGGGATAGCAAGGAAGTCGTCGTAGGTGAAATCGAGGACCATTACGAATGGTCCTGTCTGTTCCAGCATCTTGCAGAGGACAGTCCCGCAACGGATATTCAGTCCATCTCCATGATCGAATGCGTTTGTCAGGACATGCTTTCCATCGGGGTCAAGCATTCGTTCCGTTGCAGAGTGCATCTGACGATTAAATCCCCTTGCTCTCGCATGGGAGAGCATTCGTTTCAGGGTTTTTGTGTCTACCACTTTCATGCTGATTCCCTGATGAGTTCCTTGTTCAGTTTCCGACGCTGCTTGTTCGCTCGTTGCTTCGCAATCCTGTTGTGTCGTTCCCGTCTTGGACCCAGGACCCCGAATCCCCGATGCGATCCCCCTGAGAAGTACCCATACTGATGAGGGGAGTTGTTATTCCCCATCGTCCGGGTTTCAGGGATTCTCTCACCATACATCATCGTTTGTTCTCCTGTCCGAGCGATTACTCAACTCTTGCACATGAACGGGGAAAGTCAAATCACAATCTCTTCCGGCCATGTCTTGAGTTTGTGAAGCGTAATTCCGTTTGCGTCAT